CATTTGACAAACTAGCAGAAAATATTTATAACACTTGGGCGCACTCAAGTGTGAACGATGTCGAAAGCCGAGAGCAATGTTGGCTTTCATTACGACTCCTTGAGAGACTTCGCCTTCATCTAACCAGTATTGTAGAAACCGGAGAGATGGCGGATAAACTTAAGGAATACCATATATAAGGAGAATTTTTTATGGCGGATACCATTGACCCGCTTCCAGTAGCACCCGGTAGTATTACCGAAGCACAAAATGCTTTTCTTGGCTTAATGGAACCTGAAGAGGAAAAACCACAAACCGAAGAAAGCGCACCTACGGAAGATGTTGAAGAGTCTACTGAGGAATATCAAGACGAATCATCTGAAGAGGAGTCTGAAGAGGAATTAGAAGAGGAGTCTGATGACGAATCTGAAGAGGAATCCGAAGAAGAGTTAGACGCTGAAGAGGAAGAAGAGGAACCCAATGCCTACACTGTCAAAGTTGATGGTGAAGAAATTGAAGTTACCCTTGACGAACTTAAAAGTGGCTATAGCCGACAGTCTGACTACACAAAGAAAACTCAAGAAATTGCAGAATACCGTAAACAGGCTGATGCCATGATGCAACAGGCACAGCAAGAAGTATATCAGACTCAGCAATTTCGTCAGCAGTACATTGATGCCGCCTCTGCTGTAGTACAACAGCAGTATGGTAAATTAAATGAACTGGTCAACAATACAGATTGGGAACGACTCAAGATAGAAGATAGAGAAGAATATCTTACTAAGAAGTCCGAGGTTGCCGATCTTCAAACGTCAATGCAACAGGAAGAGCAACGCCTCAACCATGCCAATGAACAGGCTATGGCTGAACAGCGTCAACTCCAACAGCGCGTTGCCTATGAAGAACGACAGAAGTTAGAGTCTATTCTGCCAGAATGGAAGAACGAAGAGTTCCGACAGAAAGCAGGGAAAGAACTAACTCAGTTTGCAATGTCTCAGGGATTCACTCAAGAGGAGTTAAGCCAACTTACTGACCATAGGTCATTACTTGTTCTTATGCAGGCCAAAGCATTTCAAGAAATGCAGAAGGCTCAAACTTCAACTAAATCCAAGAAAACCAAGAAGAAGCCTAAGATGGCTAGTTCTGGTACTGGATCAAAAAGCAAGGGCGAAAAATCAAAAAACCAACGTACTGCCAAGATGAAACGCCTTGGGCAGACAGGCCACGTTGATGATGCGGCTTCTCTGTTGGAGGATTATGTAGAACTTTAATAAAGGAGTCATTTTATGGCAATCGCAACTAATACTAGGACTACCTATAGTGCCGTTGGCATTAGGGAAGACCTAAGTAATATCATTTATAATATAAGCCCGATGGACACGCCGTTTATGTCAAGCGTGGGCAAAGGGTCATGTGACAACACGTTGTTTGAGTGGCAGACTGACCAGTTAGCCGATGCCGCCGCGAACCAGCAACTAGAGGGCGACGATAGCATGAACGCTCTGGCAGTTGCAGAGCCGCGACGTTTGCAGAATTATGCGCAAATAAGTTACAAAGCGGTGCAAACGAGTGGAACAGCCGAGGCGGTGGATTTTGCAGGCCGCAAGTCAAGTCAGGCGTATCAACTTGCTAAACGCGCAAAAGAAATTAAGCGCGATATGGAAAAGATGCTACTGTCTGAAGACCTTGCTGTTTCTGGTGCTACAGGTACACCTCGTAAAACAGCGGCTGTGATGTCTTGGCTAGGTACTGCCTCGGCAGGAACGTCAAACATCATTGATGGTTCGGCTTCTCCTGTTGTTGGTATCGTTAATCAGGGTTCGCCTACTGCTGGCTATCCTAATGGAACTTCTGTTGCAAGTCCATCTGGTTCGGATGCAGTCTTGACGATGGCTATGATTAACCTTGCTATGCAACGTGTGTTTACGGAGGGTGGAGAACCTACTGAGATCATGTGTGATGCTACTCTTAAACAGAAGATTAGCGCTCTTGGTGGTTCTGTCATTGCTGATTTGCAGAAAGATGCGCCGGGTTCGGCTCCTGCTACCGCAGTCAACGCCATTGATGTTCTGGTGACTGATTTCGGTACGCTGAAGATTGTTCCCAGCCGTCTGTGTCTGCCTAACCAGTTGTATTTCTTTGACTATGATTTCTGGTCAATTGACTATCTACGGCCCTTTATGACCGAAACTCTTGCCAAGACTGGCGACAGCGTGAAGCAGTTGATGATCGCTGAATACGGTCTACGTGCCAAGAATGGTTTGGCTAATGCGGCTCTTATCGGAATTAAAGACGCTTGATTAAATACAATAACACTCCTACAATTGTTGTTGAAGATAATGTGCTTTCACCTGATTTATGTGAACACATAATTAACCTTGCCGCAAATAAAGGGCTTGGTGACAATCTAATAAACCGTGAGGGTAAGTATATCCAAGACAAAGCAAGAACCAGTAAAGGTGCTTTCTTTGATTACGGTGACAATAATGTGTTAGACGGTGTTATTGAAGCGTTGTCCGGTATGTGCGGTCTACCTCCTACCCGGTTGGAACCTCTGAGTATTCAAAGGTATCAGCCGGGTCAGGAGTACAAACCACACTATGATGCGTTTCTCCCTGACGAAATGGGGGAGATGCCGAAATCTTCAAAGATAAAAGAAGGTGGGAATCGCTGTGTCACTATGATTGCGTACTTGAATGACGTACAAGATGGTGGTGGCACAGTTTTTCCTGTTTTGGGACTTGCCATACAAGCCGTACAAGGCAGGGTTCTTATGTTTGGAAACCTTGATGAAAATAAGATTCCGCACCCTGCATCGTTGCACATGGGACTGCCTCCAGAAAACGGAGACAAGTGGATTATAACTTTTTGGTTTCGGGAGAAAGATGTAATGGTTACTAAAAAAGAACTTAGGAAAGAATTGAAGTCTAAGAAATCTGTTAGCACTGAAAAGAAACCTGTAGATCATAAACTTCATGCAAAAAATGTTCACAAAAAATTTAAAGCAATTACCGAAGATAGAGGATCAATGCCGCTATGAATTCATCTGGATGGAATTTTGACACTCCAGATTCTCGTCCTTGGAAACTGGACATCAATATTGATGGCACTGCAACTATTAACACTTACCAAGATGTAGAGCCTGTTATAGAAAGAAACAAACTTAACTTAAATAACTACGGTGACAAACTTACATTTGGCAAAGCGTCAGCAATGGGAACAGATGACGGAGTAACCGTAGCGTCAATTCCTGTTAA